TCATTTGATGGTCTAGTTATTACCTGTACAATTTTTGCCATTATCTTCTTCCGTCCGGTTGTACATCTAATCTAAAAGTTCCTAGTTTCCAACTTTGATTAGTCGTTGTGTTTGCTATTTTTAATGCAACAGCTCTAGCTCTTGCACGTGTATCTACTTTTTTAGTAGATGATGAAATTGTAAAAGGACCTAAAGCAGAACTTGCTTGTGTATCATTTGGAAAGTCTCTTAATAAAAACGTAATTTGTGTATTGCCAGTTTGAGATATAAAATCAGGAACAAATCTTCTTATCTTCATAAGATACTCACCATCTCCTCTAAATGTTGCAACACCTGTTTGTGTTCCTTGAGCCGATCTTTGTTGTGTAATATCAAAATCTCCTGATTCAATGCTAGCAACAATTGCTGTAGTTGCACCTCCTTGCACTTGATCAGTTCCTGTTTCGTGTTGATAGTATATTGTTCTACCTTCTGTGTTGCCTACGACATCAAAAGATGTATCTGTTCCTGCTTCATAAGATAGTGCATGTGGACTACCAAATACTGCAGAATCTTCCCACATAGTTCTAGCTAATGATCCAACAGTCCACACAGGTCTTTGTGGTGATGAATCAAAATAATTATATGTAACTTGTCTATTAACTACTGAAGATCCTGTTGTTGGATAAAACCAAATTACTTCACCAAATAAATTATTTAATCCTGCTGATACCATCTGATTACCAGATTCTAAATTTATATTATCATAAACAAAGTCTTCTACTAAACATGGTAATGATTCTAGTTTACCAGCATATCTAAAGAAACCGTTTTCTGACATCCAGTATGCAGAACCATCAACTTCTACACATGCATTCTGTCCAACAAGTCCACAGTTAGTTCCAACTTGTGCAAACGCAAAGGTAAATGGTTGACCAACAAAACGTTGAGTGAATAATGCTGTATCAGTCCAAACATAGATTGCATCTCTACCTCTGATAGCTCCTCTGATCTGTGATCCGTCGGCTAGTCTTTGTGTGCCAGCTGTATTGGTTGCTGTAGGAACATATGTATTTATATCTTCTTGGTCCGAGAATCTAATAAACATATCATCTTGTGTTGTTGGTGTTCCAATAGTTGTTTCTGTTCCAAAAAATACTAAGTGACGATCCGGTGTAGAAACCAACATATGTCTTGATGCAGTTGGTGCACCAGATATAATACTTGCTCTAATTGTCTCTGCGTTTGTTGCAGCAGAGTTCCATTCAAAGCACGCACTGTCATGAATTAAACAAATTGCTTTATCACCAAAGTTATCTAATGACCACATACCAGGTTCAAGAACTAAGTCACCTGATGCAGCTTCACCCCATGCTACAAAGTTTGTTGTACTTGTAATAGTTGCTCCACCACTATGTGCAGCTTTTGTTGTGCCTCTTACTTCTCTTGTTACACCTGTAAGTTCATTACCAGATATACCTGTGTAAGATATTTCTTCGTTATCTATTTTAATAAAGTTTGTACCTGAGTCTGGAAACTGAGATACATCTCCTAATATAATACCAGTAGTTACAGTATCATTAATACCATTTGTTAATGTTGTTGTAGCTTCTCCTGCTACTTCACCACCCCATGATCCAAGTGACCAACCAAAACCTTTTGCTTGTACAGCCGGTCCTACAGGATAATAATGTTGTACTCTAATACCACCTGATGTTGTTGCACCCGATCCAGATTCATTACCTGGCATTGTGATTGTAATTGTTGTGCTTGTTGGTACGGTTGCCACCATAAATTTTTTATCATTAAAATCAGACGCACCATAATTAGAGTTAGTTATCGCGCTAAAATTATCTAATAAAATTATATCTTGTTCAGATATACCATGATCACCACTAAAAGTTATTGTAACAGTTGGTGATCCGTTAGTTGTGCTAAATGCACTTGTAAGAGTGTTTGTAGATTTAATTGGGTGTATGTCATAAAATACACCTCCAGAGTATGCATATAAAATTCTGTTTGTACCAATGATTGCATACTTTCTAGCTTTACTGTTTACAAAATGATGAAGACCTCTGCCTGCACCAGTCAGTGCATCATCACCTAATTGTTTCCAACCACCTATTTTTTCAGGTGTACCATATCTAAATCTTACGTTATCACAATCAGTCCACTGACCTTCAGCTGTAGTAGGTGTTATCTGTTTATTAATTCCTGGTTGAAAACCTATTTTTTGTAACATATTTACCCCGCATTGTTTGGAACGCCATTGCTATTAACAAAGGGAGACTCCGCAAAAGCCATATACAGCATTGGGCCTGACCTATTTATTGTATTACCACTACTTCTTATTTTAAAACCATTTGATAAAAAATCACATTGTTTTGTGTCATCTGTTTCATCAAAATTTTTATTTGCATAAAAAAAATAAGGTGCAGTAGAACTATTTATTGCATTATGTCTTTTGTTATCAAACATAACCCAGTTATCTGACGCATCTATTGGCTTCACCATAAGAAAAGCTGGTTTAAAGCCTAAGTATACGAAGGTCCCATCAGTTGAAGAATTTCCATTGTAGCTAGAAAACTTGCTATAACCTTTTATAGAAGTAAAACAATAAACAACATTTGCATTATTACCATTTAATCCACCACCACTTCCTAGTGAAAAAACTGTTGATGTTGGTTCAACTCTACCAGAACCTCCAAATAAATAAGTATCATCAGATTGTCCATTTTGAGTATCTAAAGCTAATCTATAACCTATATTTGTTAAACTTTTATGCCAAACACACCAACCTGAAGTATCTGATAAATCTTTTCCAATTATCATATCTGGAACAGCACCCAAACCATGTCCAACTGTTGCTTCATTTGTAGTATTTCCCGTATATTTTGATATTGAAAATCCTGCTGTTGTGTTAGCAGAAGTGGCTGTAGTATTTATAGTGCCAGCTGTATTAGCTGAACCAGAACCGTTTGCCTTCCAGCACCAAGATGCATATGTTTGACCACTAGCATTTTCATCTGTATCATTACCTATTGAAAATCCATCTGAATTAAAAGCAGTTAATCCTGAACTTCCCATATCTATTTCAGCACCATTAGAATTAGAAGTTATTTTTTTTTGTGCACCCCTAACTGCATCATATAAATAGTGGTTGTGTGCTTGTGATCTTACTTTTATCCACACCCAATCAGGTTGCATATCTTCAGAGCCATCTAAAGTAATAGATTGTGTACCACCATTTCCAGAATATGGTTTTGCCTGAAAGTGCAGTTCGGGATTATCGAGACCATTCGTATATGACATTATCCATACTCCGCAAGGTTCTTAGAACAAATGGCATAAAATCCCGTGGGGGGAGCATATTCAAAATTACCATAACCATTTGCATCTGCATTACCTGATGATATTGAAAAAGTTGGGTTACCAAAATTTACTCCTATTGTTGCAACAAAAGATGGTGCAGAACCACTTGACGCAAATATAGGATTCCAAAAATCTCCCTGAACTGATGAAGCAACATCATGACTTTGATTTGAATCTGAACCTGGATTACCATCAGAACCACCATCTGCTGCAATATAAGTTCCATTTACTCCAAAAAAACATTTACCATTTTTCCAAGCTACATTTAAAATTTGACCGTTTGCAGTATCTATTCCTGAAGCTTGTGAATTTGCACCACCATTATCTGAAAGAGTTACTTTAGCAGAACTATTTTGAATTAATTTTGCAGTATCGGCAGACATACCAAACCCACCATCTGTACCCATTCCACCACTTTGAGAATTAGCAAAATCAATACTTCCACAACCAACTCTTATACCATAACCATTTGTAGCGTCAGGTGTATGTTCAACTTTTACTTCATAATACCAACCAGCACTTGAATTATTCATACTTGTAGCCATAGTTGCCCAAACAAATTTATTATCAGATCCACCATCTAGTTGGCAATTACCATTTGAAAAATTACCACTACTATTTATTAAAGGATTTAAAGTACAAAAATTATTTGTGCAAGTATCAGTAGTTTGATCTATTGCTGTAAGGTTATTAACTGTAAAGTTATTAGAACCAGCAGCATCATTTCCTAATGAGCCACTAGATTCAAAGTCTAAATAAAATCCATTTGTACCAAAAGTTAAACCAGATACACTTTTTGGTTTCCAAATGTTAGGGCTATCTTCGTCAAATTCTCCTAAATCAGTGGGTCCTTGTGCAGTTCCATCTACATGAACTACCTCACACATGTACCCATCAAAATATTTATTACTATATCTACTTCTACCTATGTATGTAGCATCTTGGTTTGAGTTAATATAAGATTCTAAATTTTCAGATGGATATGTTCCTGAACCTGAAGTAAATGAAGAATCCTGAGTACCATTTACATAAAGTTTTAATCTGTTGGTGCTTGTGCCTTGTGTTGTATCTATAGCATACATTATATGGTACCAGGCGTTGGGGTCACGAAATTGTCTATTGGTTGATAAATTAATTACTGCACTACCATGTGTTTCATACCAAGTTAATTGGTCAGAGGTATTAAAATAAATTTGTGCTGCATTTTCACCACCTCCTATTGAGCCACCACTTGATGCAACTTCTACAATAGGACAATGTAATCCATTTGTAGTTTTTTTAATCCAATATGATACGGTAAATATTTTTCTATTTGATGCTGTGCCTAATGTTTTATTTAAATAATCACTACTTCCATCATTAAATCTTAATGAATTAGCTACATCATAAGCACCACCTAAAGCTGAAGCTACGTTACCTGATAAAATTGGTATCATTAACTCTCCAATGTTGGAAGTTCGCCTAATGGTCTTTCATATACAGGATTTTCTTCAGTGCCTGTATTTACATATGTGTATAAAGTTTCCAATGCTGGAGTATCACTTGCATTTATTATAGCAGTTTCCATTTCAGCTTGTTTTGTTCTAACTGCATCTCTGTGCGTAGATATAGCACTAGGTATAGCAATAGATTTTTCTGTGTTTCTAGTTATGTACCAGTCTGTTTTTGATAATTCTACAGCAGTTTCTTTTTTAATATTTTTAATTAATATTGTTTTTAATCCCTCTACTTTTACATTGCCTTCAGTGCCTAAGCCATCTGTTTCATCCTGTGCTGTAAATAAAGTATCTTCGTGTGCTTTAGCTGTAGCTGTACCCCATGATCTTGTAACTTGGTCCTCTGCAAAAGAATAAGATTCATTCGTGTTAACGTACCACTTTTCATCTTTTTTATTTGTTGAATCAGTTATTATTTCATAAATACCTATGGCATTTAATTCTGACTTTGACCATAAAGAAAATATTTTAGCTGGGTATCTTACATCTCCAATCACTAATGATTTAGGATTTGTAATTATTTTTGTTATATTGTTATCTTCTACTAATGCGTACATATTTTAACTTTCACTTAAATTTAATGTTCTACCTACTTCTTGCCACACAGCACCATTGTATCTAAACACAAGAATATCTGCTTTACCATCTGCTGAAGTAAATGTTGGTGCAGTTGATGCTGCAAATTCAAATACGGTATTAAATGCAATTGTGTGTGAACCATTGTAATTTATTTCTAAACAAATAAATGAGCCTTCAACTGAATTAGTTGGTGCAGCAAATGTAGTATTTTCTGTTGTTAGATGATATGCGTTGGGCTTGGCTTGTACGTCCCATGCAACTGCGTTTGATGATGATGTCAATGCTTGTTGTGGAATATAAGCTAAATCATTAAATTTAATATATCCAGTTCCTTTTGTTGTAATTTCTAATCCAACATTTGTATCACCACCTGATACAGCAAGACCAGGATTATTACCCGTTGCAGCATTTGTTACTTCTAATTCATTAACCGCTGAAGCTGTTGTTTGAAATATAATTTGTTCGTTTCCATTTGCATCTGCAATAAAACCTGCATCTACAATTTTTGGAGCTGTTAAAGTTTTGTTTGTTAAAGTCGATGTAGAAGCATCTGATACTAAAGTTGAGTTACCACCAGAGCTCGGTATTGTTAAAATATTAGAAGCACTTTCTGAGTGCGGTGCAGCTTTTATCTGTTGTCCATGAGAATTATTTTCACAATTAAATTGAATAGCACCTTGATTATCATTACCTTTAACAGTTACGTGTCCTGTTCCATTTGGTGCTAATTCTATATCTGCATTTGAAGTTGTTACAATGTCTTGACCATTCATATCAAGATCACCACCTAATTGAGGTGTTGTATCTGCAGCAACGCTTGCTATACCTAAAGCTACTTCTTTTATATCTGGATTAGTGCCATCATTTGCAGTTGCAATAATAATTTTATCACCTTTATCTGTAGTAGCAAAAGTAACAGTTGACCCTGAACCAGATGCATATTTAAACTGAACTGTGTAACCACCTGATGTTGAGTTTCTTAAAAAATAAAAAGTTTGAACATCTAAAGGTATTGTTACAATCTGATTACCTGTAATTGAACCTGTGAATTCAATCATTCTATGAGAAAGTTCTGCACCAGTTGATCCATCTGAAACAGATAAAGCAGTTGTCTGTGCGCCACCTGCTATTGATTTAGCAACATAACCACCAGCTATTTGTTCTATAATTTGTAAATTTGTATTAGTTTTTGTACCCCATGTACCAGCGTTTTCACCAGTTGCTTGAAGTTCAACACCTAATGGTGTGTATGTTGATGCCATAAATTTTATCTCCTATGCAGCGTCACTATAACTTGTATTTGATCCAGTTGCAACATCCGAATATGTATCATTCGAACCTGTCGAAATATTACTATATGATGTATTTGAACCAGTGTCAACATCGCCATAAGCAAATATGTCTACAGTTCCTACACTAAAGGTAGCGGATAGTCCAGTTAATCCTACTGTAATATCTGTTAATGAAACTGTTCCTAAACTAGCGCTAAACGATATTCCTGTTAATCCTAAACCTTCTTCTACAGTTAAAGATCCTAAACTAGATGTTATACTAATACCAGTTAGATTAGCAACAGCACCACCTAATCCAACAATAGAACCAAGACTAGCTTCCATAGACAAACCAGAAACAATAACAGTGTCGTTTGGTATAATTATAGAACCAATATTAAAAGTTGCTTCAATACCTGTTAATGCTGCTTCTTGTGAAGATGCTCCAGTTGCAGTACCTTGTGTTAAAGTTATTTCTTGACCAGAAATAATGACTGTATCGTTTGGAGCAAAAGCTGTACCTTGTGATAAAGTTAAATCTAGACCCGTCATTCCGACAGTCATGTCAGCTACTACAGGTACACCTAATGCAGCTGTAACTTGTTGGCCTGTTAGACCCATAGTTACATCATTTACAGTTAATGAACCAACGGAGAATGTTGCTGATAAACTTTCTTCAAGGACCACAGGAACAAAAGCTTCTCCCTGTGATAATGTTATTTCAAAACTTGTTGGTGTTATTATTTGATCAGGAACATCTACAGATCCAACACTTGTTGTAATTTGTATACCTGTTAAAGAAACAGAAACAGTTTGATCAGAAAGATCTCCCCAGCCGCCATCGCCACTCCATTGTTGAGCGCCCCAACCAGTTTTTAAAGTTGTAGCTTGATTCCAATTAGCCTGTCCCCAGGTTAACCGGCCCCATCCTGAAGTCGTCGACATGGTCGACCTCCTATGCTAATCTGATTATTGCTGCTGTCGCGTCGTTTGCAGGAAACTCAATTTTAAAAGTTCCATTACTTGCTGTTTTGTCTCCACCAAAAGCAATGATTGCAACGGCATCTGTAGTTGATGATCCACCAGCTGTCGTAGTGTTATAAATCATTGCACCATTTGCAGTAAAAGAAGCTGATGAATATGTAACATCACTAAAATCTGTAAATGCAGTTGTGCCTGTTAAACCAACTCCTGATCTTGTAAGAGATGCTCCCCCAGCTGTATAAGCTGTTCCTGATGTGTTTGTAATTTCGTTTGATGTTGAATAATCTGTTGTTGCCGCACCTAAAGATGCAGAGCTAGTAAATAAAGCTAGTTTAAAAGTATGTCCACCTGATGAAGCAAAGTTATGCTTACCTTGTAAAAGTTCTTGTTTAAAACTTGAACATATTGCTGATGTAATTGCCATAATTTATCTCCTACGGGTTTGCTGAGTTAATTGGTATTCAAACTTCTGTACCTCTTGTTTATACTTATTTTCATATAGTGTCAACATGTCTATCGGACCTTTTAAAAAACCATAAGCCTCTGATAGACAACAATATAATAGTCCATTTGGAAAATTAAGACTAATATAATTAGTGTCATTATTCTCTAAAAGATCAGGCATTTTATTAAAATGTATTCTAAATCTATATGTTGTATTTGGTGTTGGAGCTAAGAATATTCTACCTGATGTAGTATCAGATTCTCCTGTAGCACCACCAAACATAGCATAATACTTAGGTTGACCTTGTGCAGCTGATGTTCCTGTTATATCTTGATACTCTTGCAAATAAGACATATCTTTCTTTTCTAACCATCTATTAGCTCCTGTAATTTCTGATCCTGCTGTGTCGTAAACTTGTATACCTCTAACAAATAAACATCCTGCTGGAGCATTTATAGATTCTTGTCCAGCAACAAAATTACCTAATTGTTGTTTTCTATCTGCATCAATTGGTACATCTCTAAATATTCTGTATTGTGCATTTAATATTATGTTTTCTAAAACAGCGTCTGTTAATACATTAGAATCTGTTTCAGTATAACTTTTAATTTGTGTTTTTAATCCTGATGCACTTAATCCAGCCATTAGATAACTCCTGCTTGTCTTAGCTCTCTACAAACTAAACAGCTTTTTCTGTAATATATATGTTTACTACAAGGATCTAATTTAGGTTTTACTTCTTTTTGTAAAACAACAGATTCTTGTCTTTTAGGTTTAAATATATTTTTAATTTTATTCCAAATATAACTTATCATAATATACCTCTTATCATTGGACTAACATAAATGTTTTCTCCACCACCTGTTATATTACCAACTGCGTTATAAGGCAAGGTAACAGTGAAGCCTGTATTAACTGTTTTTGTAGCTGGCATAGCACCTGTATTCTCTGTTCTTGTAGTTACAGATTGTATTTCTAAACCTGGAAAAACATTAGCAATAGCATGTGCAGTTGCTGTTGTGCTTTCTGGTGTTTGACCTCTAAAAGGTGCATTAGTGCCTCTAGTTAAACCTGTTATAGTTTGTGCTCCAGATGTGCCTGTGTATTGTATAACTTCTCTTTGAATTACAGGAACATAATCAGGATTTGTTGAACTTGGTGCAGTTGCACTTTGTATAAAATAAAAACCTGTTGCAGGAAAATTTGTATTAGTATCAAACGTAGCAGTTGTTGCTGAAGCTGTTATTG